TGCGAGAAACAGTACCAAGTGCATCATCACGTATAACAATAGTAATGTCGTTCCAACTTGGTTTACCAGCAAGTTTGATCTTGCTGTTGTAAACATCTAGTACAACTTCTTCAAACTGTACTGTTGGACGAGCAGCACTTACAACTTGCTTTGTAAGTTCTGTTCTTTCAGCGGTTACACCAAAGTTTTCAAATATTACTCTAAAGCGATACTTGAGCTTTGGCATTAGCAGACCCTGGCTCTGTGCGCTTTGATCGCTAGCCAATGGAACTGTAAATCTTGTTAAGCTTGCTACGGCCATTGTTATCTCCTATTACCTAAATATTTATGCATTTGATTTACCTTATACTGGTCTGCTTGTAGAAGCGCTGCCGCTAGCAATTTCGCCTGTATTCTTAATGCGAATTGGTATGTAGATAAATTCAATTGCCTTAACTGGTTCAATTGCAATATCAATGTACAATTCGTTACGATCAATTCTATCTGGTGTGTTGTTTGATTCATCGCAAACTACTGCGTAGTCATACAATGCTCTCTTTGATAGATAATCGTTCATTAACTTTTCAACAACACCTTTGATTTCATCTCTAGTGATCTTGTCGTTTGGTTCAAACAAGAACTGCTTAACTGCTCTGTCTAGTACTGTTCTCATGTGAACAATTAAACGAGCTACGTTAATACGGTCAAGTGCTGAGTAGCTGCTTGAACGTGTCTTCTGACCGTCTGCAATGATACCTGAGACTGGAGTAAATGTAAGTGGGTTAACGTTGTTCTCATAGAGAATGTCACGTATACCTTGACGTACGCCAACGCTTACGAACTCGCCTTCATTGTTTAGGTAACCAAGACGTGTTACGTTATCAAGCACACCACGGCGAATACCAGCTGGGGCAAACCATGGGAAGCTAGCTTGGTCACTGCGGATAATCATACGCAATACTGCAAAGCTTGGTGGCATAGCAACCAAGTTACCTGCTAAGTCTGCACCTAGTACGCTTGGATACCAAACGCCCAAGTATGGGTCTCTAGTAACAAGTGAGTTCTCAGTTTCAACACCTTCAAGATTGCTGTTCTGCAACCAACGTGTAAGTGTAGTACCTTCAGTTGGAATACGGAATGGACTATCACCAACTACGAATGCTGTCTGCTTACGATCATTGTTAAGCTGTACCATGTTTGGAATTAGCTCTGGATAACCTGGAGCAGCAACTAAGTTGAACTCACGCATTTCTTCACGGATTTCAGTGTTAGTGTCAATTGCACTACGCATTGCAGTAACAATTACGTTACGCTGAGCCTTACGACCAAAGTAAGCGTGACCGTTTTCTCTGCTACCGCTAATGCTTACCCACTGGTTAGTTTCTACTGGGAGAACTTCACCTGGGAAATCTTCTGCATTGTAGTAGTTACGACGGAACTCTTTTACGTTAAAGCTTGAACGGCGTGTGTTGAATAGCAACATACCACGTGGATAAAGTAGTGGATCTGGGGCATCTAAGTCTACGTAGTTGTTATTAAGCATGTCCTTAATTTCAGGAATTACGTCATTTACTACGTCGCTTGTTGAGTCACCCATAAAGCGTGCGTCAGCAAAGAGGATACCGTTTTCACTTGTTTGATCAGTGTTATTAACTTCTACCCACTTCTGTTCGCCGTTTATAATTTCCCAACGATATAGCTTTGGATACATTTCTAAATCGCTAGTATCAATCCATAGATCGCCGTATTCTAGTTTTGAACCATCGCTCTGTGCTGTTGGTTCTGTTACTGAGAAAATTGGACCATTTGGATCAGTGTTTGTTAAGTTAAAGCCGCGTGCATCAATGCTTACGTTGCGGTAACCCTTCCAAGTGTTACCATCGTGAATCATAACGTCGGCTTCACCAACTTCACCCCAATACCACTTTGTCTTGTCAGCTGGATCACGACCTGGAGGAGTTACGCTAGCAGTGTATTCCTCTGGAACCCAGTTACTTGCTATGATTGCTTGGTTTTGATCTGCAAATACCAATGAACCTTCGCTTGATACGTTGTCTGCTGCGCGGCAGAAATCACTTGTTTCTGTAATGCCTACTTCATCAAGTGGGCTACCATCTACGTTAGCTAGTGCTAGAACACCACCAGCAGTGTGAATCAATGCAACGCTGCCATCTGGGTTAACTTGTGCGCTTACATAATCAAGACCAGCAGCAAGTACGTCTTCAACAAAGTTTTCTGCTGTTTCACCAGTCATTGTAATTGTTACTGGAGCAGTTAAGTTTTCGCTGTTTGGTACGCTGTATGAAATAGCAAATGAGTCGCCAATTGTGATGGATGGATTTGTTTCGTTACCTGTTACAATTGTTGCGCCTTGTCTTGCACGAACAAATAACTTGTAAGTTACATAACCTTGAGCAGTTACGTCATACTGTACGTATACTGTACCAACTGGAATACCTGAGCCACCACGTAGTGGATCGAAGTACTTGTTTGCAGCCCAATCAGTTGATTCTAACTGTACTGGGAGAAGCTGCCAAGTTTCTGTTAGTGCGTTGTAACGCTTAACAGCAATGCTTGCACCAAAGTTTGGAGCTGTAGTCTTAACCCAAACAGAACTTGATGGGCGTGGAGTTGAATCGTTAGCTTTCCACTGTGGAACTTGTGTATGCTTGCTTAGCTGTGTTGTTGGGATAGCATAAGGACCTGCACTGATTCCGAGTGCTTCTAGCATTTCACCACTATCATTAGCAATGTCTACAATGCCATCCATTGTGCTGCCATCGCTGCTTGCTTCACTTGTAGCAAATAGATATAGCTTACCAGCAATTTTCTGAGCACGTACACCAGGAATAGCTGTACCGTTAATATCTTCAACTAGATCATCAACAGTGTCGCCGGTTAATGTAACAATTTGTCCGTTAATAATAATAGTATCACCAGATACTAAAGTAGTTGGACTTGGAATTGTACCAGCTACAGTTGGGATTAAATCTCTCCAGTCATCTGAACCAACAAGTGCCCAAACTAGTGAACCGTTGCCATCCTTACCCTTGTAGAATACTGGGTTAGCATCGTTAGTTGTTACTACAGCATAGTCACCAATGTTACCAATAGTGTTCTTTGGTGCGCCGCCACTTAAGTCGTCTGTGTTTGTAATAACGATAGGAACAACTGTATCAAATAGCTGCTCAGTAGCATCCCACTGAAATATACCCCAACGTGTTGGAGTTAAGTCTAACCAGTAAGTCATGTCTGATGGGGCAGCAAGAGGACGATCTCCAAGACTTGCAAGTTCTGCTAAGTCAATGTCTGCACGTATTACGTAGCAGCGACTTGTTACACCAAGCAAGCTGTATGCTGTCAATAGACCATACTCGTTTAATTCGTAACCGTGAATTGGAACGTTATTAGTGTTATTGTAGAACAATGGACTACCAAAGAATGATAATACATCTCTTTGACTAGTTAACACATAAAGATTGTTAGCATTTGACGGAGCAGTTGCTTCTGCTATGTTGCCACTTGGGCTCTGCTTGTTATTAGCAGTTGCTACGAACAATAGGGGGATTGTGCCTACTGCGGTTGGTGCATATTGACTTTCATCAATAACTTGGATTTCTACGCCTGGAGAAACTAAAGCCATTTGTCGGTGTTCCTTCTTTACTAAGGATATTTAGCTAGTATAACCAAAAAATAGCTGATAATTACGGACCTTTAAGGACCTTTATCAATTAAATACAATTGATGCGCCCAAAGTGTACTAAATGTAAGAAGAAACCTGCTGCAATCAACTATAAACGCAATGATAAAACGCATTATAGGAAACTTTGTCGTGTTTGCTTAAATGAAGTTAAGAAGCAAAACGAATTAACAAATCAACTGTTATCAAAAAGCGGTTATATCAAAAAGAAAAGCTGCGATAGATGCAACTTTGTCAGTAAGCATCACACACAGCTTAAAATAGTTTACTTGGATGGTAATAAACTTAATGTGGGAAGAGACAATTTAAGAACTTATTGTTTAAATTGTCTCGCAGAAATATCTGCTATGCCACAAAGCAAGAAATCTGATTTAGTCCCCGATTATTGAGTCAACGCTTTGCTGCAAGCGATTAACAGTTTCGTTGTTATGGAACACAGCATCAAACTCTGTACCAACCCAACTGTATTCGCT